AATGCCGTAGACATTGGTGATCTTTCAAAATGCTTAAATCCATCAGGACAATCAGTCTTGATGAAGAAAGCGTCGGTATCAGTTAAGTAGTGATTAACCACGTAACCGTCAGGCAACATTCCCATATTTTTAACAGCGTTAATATCGTTGTCAGCCGTACTTACTCTCCCTGGAGATTGTAGTAGTCTGTCAGCAATAAATTGAAGTTGAGGTGGAACGATTAATTTCATTCCTCTCAAAGCAATTGCCAAACCTCTGTCATCAGTAAACGTTGATATTTTAATCAACGCATCTTCTAACGAAGTTTCATTCAAATCTGCCATAGTAGTTGCACGGTTTGCTAATGAGCCACCACCACCCAGAGGGTGATCTGTAGCTATAAGCACTTTACCGTCACCACCTGTCGTATCGAACGCATTGTTCAGTACGGCAGCAGCTTTGATTTGCTTAGTGTTGGCCATAGATCTTGCTAACGCTTTGGTGTATCTAGCACCCAGTCTGTCATACAAATTATCTTCAACGGCTTCTTCTGTTAAAGCAAAAGCCAATGCCACGGTTTCGTGAGTGTAACGAGAAGTGTATCCTTCGTTAGCATTGTCAAATCTGACACCTGCTCCTTCAGTTTTCACTTCAGCATTACCAAACCCTGAAATTAACACTTCTTCTTCAAACGCTCTGTCCGAAGATTCTGTATCAAAAATTTCACCATGTTCAGCTTCATACCTTGAATATTCCAATCCAAAAAGGGCGTTTAACCCTGGCTCTAGTTCTTTCGCTAATTGCGCTCTATTAATTGCCATTGTTAGACTCCTGCTGCTGCATCATAGAAATGCTCGTTAATTTTAACCACAACATTAATGTTTGCGGAACCAGTTGTAGAATTAGCAGGGTCTTGTGAAAACCCAATAATCCTAAATTGCGCAGTGGCTGTGCCTGTAGTAGAAGAAATTTCTACTCCTGACATACCCGTTTTGGTAGATCCTGCGACATACGTTGCCATATCCGCGTTGTTACCAATTACTGTAGTTGCGTAAGAGCCGTCACATTGCACTTCAAAAAGTGCATTTGGATCGTCTTCTACCATCGCTACAGCGTCTGTTGCTGCTGTTGCAGTTACCCAGTGAGCAGAAAAAATCGGCTCTCCTGAACTATTGGTGTACTGCACACCTCTAAAAACACCCAGTAATGTATCTCCAGCGGCTGCTACTGCAATCCCACCTGTTGATACCATTTTTACTGGATCTCCTGAAAATATTGCCCCAGTCGTTCCTGTTAGCAAATTATATCCTGTAGTCCCACCATTCTGAGGACTCGAACCTAATTTACCAACTGTTCTTAAACCGAAGGCTGCATCTTTATTTGCCATAATACATTTCCTTTTAAGTAGTTATAAAAATAGCAGTAATCGTTATTTTCGATTACCACCACCAAAAGTTACGCTTGTTTTTCTCTCTGGTCGTAAGATCGGAGAGGCTGGATCTGATTCCTGCATTAAATCATTGTCAACCGCATCTTGTTGCGTTTGAGCGCGTCCTTGAAAGTAGGCGTTTCTTTCTTGTCGCGTTTCATCAGGTATCTTAGCCAATAGCAAACCACCCACGGATACCACACCTGCGTGCTTTCCATCGTCAAGCGTGGGAATTTCAAATCCATCTAACTCTTCAGCTCTAACAAGGTCGAAACCTTCTCTTAACCTAGCAGTTACATTTTTTCTATCTTCCTGTCCAACAATTTCAGCTCTAATCCACCTGTAGGAATATCCTTCAGGTGCAGGTGGTGTCTCCAACATAGATGGGGGACGCCAAGGTTTGCGAGCAGTATCTTTAGCTCGAGTTTCAGCAGAACGTGGTGTTCTGTTCTCAGTTGATGCTTGCGCATCTATTGATTCTTTTAATTCTTTATCTGTCATTTGTTTACCTCTTTACATGTTTTGCATATTCTTGCAATGGTACATTCAAACGACGGGCCATTTCGACTTCACTCTTAGAGAGTCTTACTTGTCGTTTGCGTCCAGAACTTTCACCTCTACCAGCAGGAGCAACCGTTTGTTGCATTTTGCTTCTAGTTTGAACCTCTCCACCGTCGTTAAACTTATGTGGAAATTCAGTTCTGATACGTTTATCTATTTCAGTATAGTACGAAGAATCATTAGTATCAAATCCTTCTTCTTCAATTAATTTACGATGTATATTAAAAGCCGTTAGTGTCATTGTTTCATCTTCACCAAACCACTTGTTTTTTGTTGCCCAATCTTCAGCAGCTGGATCGGGATTCGGGGTAAGCTGTGGTTGCTGCTGTGGTTGTAGTTGTGGTTGTGGTTGTGGTTGTTGATAAACTGTTTCACGTGAAACATTTGGTTTAGAATTAACTAACTTACTTTCTTCAACTGTAATTTTATCTAAAATACCTTGAGCTTTAGTAACTTTATCCCAGTCTTGGTCTTGGTAAGCAGTTTTTAAAACAGCATTAGCTTGCGCTCTTTGCGACGATAATCGACTTTGAGCTTCTGAAAAATAATTTTCATTAAGTTTTGAGCTATTTACTTTTAAATTTTCATTTTCAACTTGTAAAGCTTGAGCATATTCAAAAGCTGATTGAGCAGCGCGTTCTTGTTCGCGCATTTTCTTAGTCAGTGTTGATATACGTTTTTGTACGCTTTTAGAATAATCTTCTAATTCGTCTTGCTCTTTAGCTTCTACTTCAGATTCTTCTGAAATATCTTCTATAGGAACAGACTCGACTTCAGATTCTTCTTTTATTTCTTCATCTAGTTCTACAACCTCTGTAAGCTCGGGAGCTTCTTCGGTTGCTTCAACTTTTTCAGATTCTGGCATGATTCCTCCTCATGTTAGACGCTGACTATATCGTCAGGATCGTCTATTGTTGCGATGACTTCATCATCGTTAATAATACGGCATTCTGCATCGTCACCAAGTTTAAACCTAGCTCCAGCATATCTGCCAATTAATACCCATTGTTTTTCTTGGCACCAGGGGGTATCGCCAAATTTGTTCTTGTCTGCGTAACACAAAGATCCCATCTTAATCACATAAGCAACAACGGTTGCTAGGGATTCTCGATCTACGGTTTCTTTGGCTAAAACAATACCGCCTTTAGTAACGGCTTTGCCTTTATACGGTAGAATCAACATTCTCCACCCTGAAGGTTGAGGCATGCGTTCTAAAAATGATTTATCTAAAAGAGTTGGATCTAAAACACGTTCGTCTGTTTTAACATACGCTTCTTCTATTTCTGAATTAATTTTTTCAACAGGTTCTATTTTATCTTCCTTAACTTCTCTTGCGATATGGTCAGGTATTAATACCTTGCTCATCGTTTTCACCTACCCTTTTCAGCAATTCCCTTATTTCTGATTCTACGTCCTCGAGGGAATTGTAACGACCACGTAGATAGTTGTATTCATCATAATCTTTGGTACCATTCATAATCAAATTTTCTAAGTCTGACTTTTTTTCGTTGATTAACTTATTTAAAGTTTCAACAAACCAAAGAGGATCCATTAATAAATTCCAGAAAACTTGCCACCGTATTCAGCAGCACCCATACCTCTTGCTTTACCTTTACCTACTCCTGGCGTGGCTTTGGTACTGGTTGAAAAAGATTTACTTTTACGAGTTGCAACGTTTCCTTTATTAGAATACGACTGCTTACCGTTTAAGACTTTTGGTGTTTTCTGTTCACTTACTTTTATTCTTTTAATCATAATTATATTTCTTTTAATCCAATATCAATTAATTTTAGTTCTTTTTGTTGGTCGAGTCTATCCTTTGTCGTTTCGTCCTTCATAATTGCAATATCACGCTGCGAGTCAATACGCTCTCGATCTATCTGATCTTGTCGGGATTGATCCAATTGACGTTGATCTTCACGCACCGTAAATTGTTGCTGTTCTTGATTTAATTGTTGACCTTTTAGCGCTAATTCTTGTTTCCTTATAGTCACTAAAGGATCTTCTTCTGGTGGCGCTCCTATTTGTTCAGAAAATTGATTTGTTAAATCAGACATAATTGGAGCGCTAAATTGCGCTAAAATATCGTTTGCTTGAGCATTCATCTGTTGAGCTTCAATAGGCGTTGCTTGTTGGGCCTGTTGTTGCAATTGTTGATATTGTTGCATTGTTTCAGGTGGCATTTGTTGTTGCGCAATTGCATCCGCTTTCAATTGTAAATGCTGCATGGTATGAGAAATTATATTGGTCTGTATTTGTGCATTGGTTTGAACGGGTTGTAAGCTTAATAAAGTTACGTGCGTACTAATATGTGCATCGTGATTTTGTTGAGGAAATGCTTGAGCAGGTTGACCCATTAATAAAGAACTGTTTTCCATACCCGCTTCTACAGGAGAAGGGGTACTAGGAGGAGGAGGTAATAATAATGAATCAATATTATCCACACCTAAAGACGCATACATTCTTTTGTAAGCTTCGTATACACCACCTGGACCGTGAATCTGAGGATTGGATTGAACCAATTGCATCATTTCTTGAGCCATTACAATACGTTGGCTAGTGGAAAAGATGTCTGGATTACTAACAGGGAAAATATCTATCCTTCCGTCGAAGTCGCCTTGCTTAATCTCATTTTGTCCACCTGAAACTTGATAGGGATAAACAGGTGGTAAGCTTTGCGAGAAGATGTCTGCGAGTAATCCAAACTCTTTTTTCTGAGCGTTATGGAGACGTTTGTGAATAGCGCTCAATACTTTGGTCGATTTTTCCATTAACGCCAAAGTGGTCCCTACGGGTGCCTGGGTATTGCCTTCTCCTACTGCAATTTCAGCAATAGAAGCAAAGCGTTGTCCTGATGAAACTAATAATCCTAATAAATTCAATAACGTACCGCTAGGTTCTTTAAAAGGTAATGGCTGTATAGCATCTCGCAACGAACCTGCTGGTGCATCCACATCTCTAAATTCACCTGGTTGAATAGGTTCATCTTCATTTCTGATGCGTATGCCTCGAGTTTTGAAACCAGCAGGCAGATTCGCCAACGTACCCGCATCAATTAACTGTCTTAATATAGACGTAGATGCTTTAGATAGACCGCCAATCATGTGAGAAAGACCAAACCCATAAAACCCTAAACCTGGCAAGAATTTAAAATGCACAAAGTATTCGGTTTTATTCTTCATCGGATCTTCTTCTTTGAAGTTACGTCTTACAGAAAGAACCATTTCAGTATTGGAATCAATGGTTACAATATAAGGTAATTTAATACCCGTTTCTTCGCCGTCTTGCCCTATATCTTCAAATCCTTCTAGGTCTAAATTACAATGAACTTCATACAATACACATACTTCGTCACTGTCAGACGTTTGTTCCATACCCTCTAATTTTTCTATTTCAGTTTCAAGTGATGAATAATTACTGGGTTCTTCACCTGGCTGTATATCAAATTTTTTGTAGAAGCCAATCGCCTGTAATTTACGCACGTCATTTTCTGGCATCTTAATCACGTGAGTAATACGTGGGCAAGATTCTAAATCGGTGGTGTAGTAAGGTACGATTAAATCTTCGGGTGCAACAAACTTAGAAACAGGACGTTGTAAGTTTTCATCGTAATACACTTTTTTAAATGCCGAACCTGCTAACGGCAGATAGAATAACATTTGGTCTAAATCTTCATCGTACTCTTGCATCACGTGTACGATTTCGTAATTCATAAACTCACGCACTCTTTGCGCTTGTTCTTCAAGAACAGAATCGTAAGCACCCACTACTTGAGTTTTAACAGGGCCACCTGCGGGTAATAATTCTTTATAAGCTTGCGCTTGAAATTGAGTAACAGCTTCGCCCAACAAAGGATGTGTTACACCGCTGGCACCTTCAAAGGGTTCAGAACGCGTTTCATCAAACTTCATTCCTAAATATTTTAAGCCATCGGTATAGGTTTTTTCCCAATCCTCTCTAGATGATTTATCGTCATCAATTGAACTCGTTAAACTTACATAAATACGATCCAATTCACTTTTAGAAATAATGTCGGCTAAGTTTTCATCAAACTCAGAACTCATTTGCATTTCTGGAGCGGGTCCTAATAAAGCAGATCCGTCTTCTTGTATCTCTACGTCAGATTCTTGTAATCCTTCTAGAACTTCAATAATTTGGTTGTCCAAATCATCGGTATCTTGCGTGGTGGTCATATCCAACTCTTCGGGAGCTGATGTTACAGGATCTGGTGTTTTTCTTTCTATTGCCATTAATAATAAATCCTTTGTCTAACGCCTCTGTCTTCATCTTCGTAATCGGAATCGAGACTTAAAAAGCCACCTTCACGAAAACGCATAATTGCTTGCGTCATAGTATCACACAAATCATCGTGCGCTCCAAATGGGAATGACGCACATTCTTCTATCATCTCTTCAGCAAACATGCGTTTAGGAGCGTAAACCATACCCGCTTCAAAGACAGGAGCAACTGAGTGCATGCGCGTTGTTTTATCATGGCCTCGAGTCGGTGAATAATTAACAACGGGTATTCCCATCCGTCTAAGCTCTTGAGTCAAAGGTGTACCAGATGCTTTGGCTTCAATTAACACCATATCAGTCTCCCAATAACTGTACTCCCGCATCGCTATTTCTTTTAATTCAGGAAAGTCCCAACGACCTCTTTGACAATCTAAAAGAATAATACAATCGGGAGAATCGTCCGTTGGTTTAAAAACACCCCAAGTAGAGATAGCTGAGAAGTCAGCCGATTCTTTTTTAGAAAACGCGGTATCGTACGACTGCATAATATAATCAACGTTTGGTAAAGAATCTTTTTCCCAGCGTTGCCAATAATCTCTTTTAATAATTGAACCCTCTTCTGCTGTTGGATTTTGCATCCACTGAGCGTTCCATTTCATTCCAGGTAACGAGGCTTTTACTTTAAGCAATTCGTCTTGAGGCCAGAACTCAGGCCAAAGCGGTTTCTCAGTCTCTGGGAAGATGGCAGGAAATTCTATTACTTCCCACTGATCGGCTAATGGTTCTTTTTGCGATTCTAATAACTTAGCGGTTAAATCAAGCGCACTCCATCGCGTCATTACCAGAACGATAGCACCGTTTGGTTGTAGACGTTGACGAGGACCAGAGGTGTACCATTCGTACGCTGACTCTAAAGCTGTTGGACTGAGCGCATCTTGCTCTGAATGAGGGTCGTCAATAATTAA